AGTCGATGAACAGGTCATAGAAAGCGGCTTTTCCCTCCAGCTGTGCATTTTCCTTACGCAGAGAAATATTTGCTTCACGCTCAGCCAACAAGTCTGAGCAGAGCTTCATCAGAGCCTCCGGGGAAGTAGCTACCTCCCAAAGCTTCTCTCTTGTGAGATAGGCCCCGTGCTTGCGAATGGTAGGCAGAACCTCATCGAATACCCACTGTTCAAACTGTTCTGCCGATGGCAATTTGCTGTGAACAATCAGGCGGTACAAATCTCCTTCGGGGATAAAAGTCATACTGATTTTGCGGTCGGGGCTTTGTGGGTGAGGTGCGTCGCGTTTCACGACATACCTACAATGGCGGATAATTGCATCGCGGGAATTGCTGTACCCCAGCGCAGCGGCCACATCCGTTCCGCAGAACAGGTATTTGCCGTTTTCTTCGATGACCCGGATACTGCCAAACTCCGGGTTTTTGAAAATTTCCATCTGGTTCATGTCGTGCCTCCTTTGGCATGATAAAAGGCGGCCTTTACCAGCCGCCTGCGTGCATATCGTGGTTGACCAATGAAGTGAAGTGATTATTCATGGTGGTAGGCGCATTGAACAGCACCGCAAGCAGGTACTGCTTCATGTTGCGTACCTGGGTGGTGTTCTTTTGCAGACAGTCCATGACAAACTCGATGTGGGAGCTGTCCAGTTTCAAAAAACGGGAACGCACGATCTCGTGAGGAAAGTCTGCCCCAGAGATCCGGGTGGTCTTTCGTCTGGCACAGACCGTTTCTACCAACAGCTCTACGATCTCATTCAGGTCATCCAGGTAGAGAGGATAACGCTGCTTCAGACAGTCATACTCGATATTCTCCAAAATCAATTCCCGATAATTTTCTATCTCTGTGACAGACATCGCATCTCTTCCTTTCCGTTCCGGCGGTCTTGCCGCCGCTGTTTCCCGGAAGGGAATGGAATCGGTACTTGATCCATAAGTAATTGATTTTTCTGTATTTGATTTCTCTATATTTAATTCTGCGGGCTTTTCCGTATCCGGTTTTACCATATCCGGGTTTTCCGTATCTGGTGAAACCACATCTGACGGCAGCATATCCAGCTTCTTTGGCTGTGGCTGCTCATAAATGATGTACTCGGTATCAGTAATACGGCCATTCGCACCGCGAAGCTGCCTGCGGACAATATAGCCAGCTGTTTCCAACTCTTTGAGCGCAGAGCCAATGGCGTCCACACCCTCCTTACAGATGGAAGCAAGCCCTCTTGTAGTGTAATTCCACTCCTCTGGGAGCGACAGGATCATGGAGAGCAGACCCTTAGACTTTAAGGTCAGCCCCTTATCCTTCAGATGATAATTTGACATAACGGTGTAATCGCGTGTCCGTTGTACGCGGTAGACTGCCATTCACTTCACTCCTTCCTGTGGTCAGAAAATAACAAAAGCCGCTGTCAGTAAAGACGCGGCTCAAACTTCATAGAAAACTCCTGGTCTCCCATCAAAGGGATAGCGGCTGATGTCCTCAAAGGCGTCGGCAACCTCCTCCGCTGGATAGTCCTGCCAGTCCCGCTCCCTGACGATATGATGGATAGTACGGTAACAGGTAGAAAACCTTTCATACGCCGAACGGTATTTCGTATTCACGCAGGAGACATCCACAAACCGCCCGTCCTCCAAGAGCCATAGTTCCCGGATGCAAGAAGCATCCACCTGCGTAGAATGACTCTGGATAGTTTTTTGGTAAATGCAAAATCCCCGCTGTGGAAACAACTCTGGCCCATAGTAGTTCAAGGAACACTCATGGTTTCCCGCGGTCTGGTAAGCAAGGACACTTTCCCCACGATAGCGGACAGACTGCGCCACAAGTTCCATGTTCAATCTGGAGAGCGCCCTTTTCCGCTCCTTTTTGTCGGGGAAAAGATAAAGATACGCCGTCCTGATGGCATTGCAAATTTCTTTTTCTCTAAACATCTTATTTTCTCCGTTTTTTCTTTACATCCAAGACATGACCCTCAATCACACGAGCGTAACGCTTGATCTTGATCTCCCGGCGCTGCTGGCTTTGCAGGGCGGCCTGATAACCGTCCTCAGTCAAAAACAGCCGCATTTCATCTCCGGGGCTTCCGTAAGCAGTGCTGGGACGCAGGACGGAAAACTCGATCATCCAGCGGGTGTTATCCCAAAACCTCTCTACGGCGAGAATGTTGTGTCCTTTCAGCTCACGGGCTGAAATATCCCTCATAGGCGGCTCCTTTCATCGTTCCTGGTCTCTCTGACGCTTTTTCTGCCATGCCTCCAGCAGCTTGATGATGGTTTCCTGCATCCGCTGGGGCGTATAGCTTTTAGGGAAATACTTCCGCAAAGTGTCAGAGGTAAATGTCACCCGGTCCAGATCACTTTTCTTTTCCTCACCCATGATGACACGCATCATATCGAGGGTCAGATGCCCCTCCTGGCTATATTTCTTGAGCCGCTGGGCTTGAGAAAGAGAAGGGGTAGCCTGTTCGCTGTCCATCGCGTCCAACAGGTCTACCTGTTCCTCCTTTTTGAGAAAGGACAGCTCATAGGCGGGATTTAAGGCAATTTTCTTTTCATCCACCATGTCCAGCAGTTCGGGAATCAGCTCAGTCAGACGGATAAATCTCTGAATTTGATTCTTACTCTGTCCAACCTGTTCAGCTAAAATATCTCTGGATTTTCTACCATCGGACTTGTGCCCAACTTGGGCACAAGTTAAATCCACTCGCTCTCCCTGGTGCTTCATAGCCTCCAACTTCATTTTATAGGCAAAGGCCCTCTCACTTGGAAGCAGGCTTTCTCGTTGCAGGTTGCTGTCAACCATAATAATTGTGGCAGCGTCATCATCCAGATCACGGACAATTACCGGCATGGTCTCTTTTTCTGCCAGTTCACTTGCTCTGTGCCGTCTGTGTCCGGCTACCAGTTCATAACCACCCTCCGGGTCAGGGCGGGCAATCGCAGGAACCAGCACACCATACTGCTTGATACTGTCCGCAGTTTCCAGCATGGCTTCATCATCCTTGACTTTGAACGGATGGTTCTTAAAAGGGTGCAGCTCAGACAAGGGAATTTCCAGCACCCGTTCCCGCTGTGCATCGGCACGGCTTTCCTCGGTGGAAAACAGGTCATCTACCGATGCCAGCTCTATTTTTTTCGCGCTGCTTTTCAAGTTTCAACACCTCCTTCGTCAGATTTCGATACCCCTCTGCCACCTTGCCGCCAGGGTCATGGGCGAAAATACTTTTTCCCTCTGCGCTAATTTCCTTTGCCCGGACAGAATGGGGGATTTCCGTTCCAAAGACTTTGATTTTACTTCCATAGGTGTCCCGCAGCAAAGCAGCAATCTCTTTGGCAAAGTTGGTGCGGTTATCCACCATCGTCAGCAGGATACCGTCAATCTGGAGCTTTGGATTGATCTGCCGTTTCACCTTACTGACCGTAGATAGAAGCTGTTCCAGCCCTTTGGCGGGCAGATACTCTGCCTGAACGGGAATTATGATCCTGTTCGCAGCCGCCAGCGCATTGACCGTAAGCATTCCCAACGAGGGCTGACAGTCAATCAGGATATGGGAATATTGTCCCTTCAGTGTGTCCAGATATTGCCGTAAAATCGTTTCACGGCTCATGGCGTTTACCAAAGAAACCTCCATACCGGAAAGCTGAATATCCGCAGGCATCAGGTCAACGCCTTCTGCATGATGCAGAATACCTTCTCCGGGGCGTATAGGCTGATCCATCAGAATTTTGCCCATTGCATCCGACAGTGTAAATGGCAGCTTGTCTGGTTGCGGATTTCCCAAGCTGATTGTCAGGCTTCCTTGCGGGTCCCCGTCGATCAGAAGCACTTTCTTTCCGGCCTGTGCCAGACCTATTCCCAAGTTCGCACAGGTTGTTGTTTTGCCAACGCCGCCTTTCTGGTTGGCAATGGCGATGATTTGCGTGTTCAAATAAACCTCCTCCTTCTACAAAAAATATCCCTATTCCGACAAATAGGGATGAAAAAAGCCGCTTACTCAAATAAATGAATAAACGGCTATGTAAGAAATATTCGATTGTAAGTAAAGTTTTATATCACTGCAAAATAACGAAGTGCATCTTTGATTGCTTCTACCTTTTCTGGTGTCGGATGTTTCCTCGGCTGTTTCAATTCTTCTACCGCATTAGGAGCATCATACATCGGCAATCCCAAATTTCGCTTTACCTCTGCGATATATGCGGTATGTACCTTGAAGCCGTATTTCGCTTCTATGTACTCCTTAATCATTTTGTAGGTCACTTTTTCTTTGGGCTTGTACGCTTCGGCTCTTTTAGCGATATTATCAAGCGGAACTTTTCCCTCACCCTCACCAAACTCAACTTTTACGTTGATATGTCCGTCTGGCTTTTTGAGGGAAAGCAGTACTACCGTCTCAATATGCGTATCATTGTCCAAACTCAAGCTCATATCTTCCGCAATGATTGGGAGCTTGAATTTGATGGACTTGAGCCACTGACCGTTGGGCTGCCGTTCCTCATAAATCTGGACTTCGGAAAGCAGCGATTCCATAAGCTGCCGCTTTTCCTGATCGTCCATGACGGAATAGAGCTTATCAAAGTAAATCAGCACCTTGTAGATGTTGTCGCCCGTCAGCCTTTCCGCCTCAATCGCCATCTTCTTGGCTCTGGCAGCAACGAGCTGGTTTTCTGTATCCTCGATCTTATCATACATCTTGTAGAGCCGGTCATCAAGGTCTGCTTTGCGTTTGATGTAGTGCTTATCGTCCGGGTCGAGAGAATCAATTTCATCCATCAGCCGTACCTTTACGGAATAGCTCTGGCGAAGCTGCTTTTCATTCGCCGCGATCTCCTGCTCAATGGAAGAGGTATCCACCTTCATGTTGATTTTTTCCTGCATCATGGCGGCAAACTTCGGATTGCTTACCAGTTTTATAATAACCTCCGCAACGGCGCTGTCCAGCAGTTCTTCATTGATCTGTTTCTTGAAGTCGCATTTATGACCGCGCGTCATCGCACGGTGCTTACAGCCATAGTAATAAAAATCCTTGTATTTTGAGCCGTCCGCCTTGTGCTTGATGCTTTTGTTTCCGTACATTCCCACGCCGCAGACCGGGCATTTCACAATACCGGACAGCAGATGTATTTTTGTATCCTTGCCTCTGTTGACGCGTTCGTATTTTTCCGCTTGCGCCAGCAGCTTGACCTGCGCCTCGTGCCATAGTTCTTCGGAGACAATTCCCTCATGCAGTCCGTCCACCAGCAGATAATTGTCCTGCTCCACCAACCGGTAATCATTTCGGGTGCCATGCACCTTCTCCGTCCGACGTCTGCCATAGGCGATTTTCCCGCAGTATACCGGATTTTTCAGAATCCTGCGGATCAACGCAGAATCAAACAGGGGATTTTTCCCGTTTTGCCTTTGGATCTTGTGAATCCCGTGGGTCGCAAGATATTTTGCAAGACCGTTTGCACCGGTATCCGTATGCACATACTGGTCAAAAATCACGCGGATTGCCGCAGCTTTTTCCAGCCTGTAGCCATAAGGTGCAAAACCGCCGTTCCATTTCCCTTCACGGGCTTTCTGGATTCTGCCCTCCATGGTCTGCACACGGATATTTTCACGCTCAATTTCAGCCACAGCAGAGAGAACGGAAATCATCAGCTTTCCTGCATCCTTGGAGGAATCGATCCCATCCTCCACGCAAATCAGGTTGACGCCAAAATCCTGCATGACCTGTAAGGTAGACAAGACATCTGCCGCATTTCTACCGAAGCGCGAGAGCTTGAACACCAGCACATAGGACACGCCGTCCTTGCCAGACTTGATATCCTCCATCATGCGGTTAAACTCTACACGCCCTTCAATGGACTTGCCGGATTTACCGGCATCCTCGTATTCGCCCACAATCTCATAGTCATTGAACGCGGCATAGGCTTTCATTCTAGATTTCTGTGCATCCAGAGAGTATCCGTCAATCTGCATGGCAGTAGACACGCGAGTATAGATATAGACTTTTATCTTTTCTTTTTTCATCGCATCTTCTCCACCCCAGCTTACTTTTTATCTGTTTTCTGCTCCAACAACTTGATGGAATCCAGATAATCGCGCTCAACTTCGCTGAGGGTACGGGCTTTGTATTTTCTGTACTCACCGGTTGCCTTGTCAATAGCCTGCTTATGGCTGACACTTCCGTTGCCAATCAGCAGTTGCTCTCCACTCATAGTCAAAATCCGATCAAGATGCTCCGACCAGTCCTGCATGGTCATTGCCTGCTCTCGCTCTGCCTGACGTTCCGCAAAATCCAGATAGCCGGACACAAGCTGCCCCATAGCACGAAGTTCTTTCTCATTCAGGTAGTTTTTTGCGACAACCGCCTCTCTCAGCGTGGGCTGATTGCCCGCAAAGGTGGTCAAGCCCATAAATTCTTTCTCCGCATCGGCGCGTGTGTAAATGACCTCCGCCGCGGTTTGCCCATGAATGGCATAATGAATTTTATTTTGGACTTTCTTGAAAAACTGAACGGAGATTTCCGCCTTGGGATCATAGTCAATACTGGTCGCGTAGATTTCAAGCACCTGACGGTAAAACACCTTTTCAGAAGCACGGATATCGCGGATACGCTCCAGCAGCTCCTTGAAGTATCCGCCGCCGCCCAGATTTTTCAGGCGCTCATCATCCAAAGCAAAGCCCTTTCGCATATACTCCTTCAAAATCCCCGTTGCCCAAATACGAAACTGCACGCCGCGCTGAGATTTCACACGGTAGCCGACAGAAATGATGACATCGAGATTATAGTAATCCACCTGATAAGTCTTACCGTCAGCGGCAGTTGTTGCAAAATTTGCAACAACTGCTTCTCGCTTCAATTCGCCCTCAGCGAAAATGTTCTTGATATGTCTGGAAATGGTAGACTTGTCTCTCTGAAACAACTCTGCCATCTGGTCAATGGACAGCCAAACGGTATCTCCATCGAAGGTCGTTTCGATCTTTGTCAAGCCATCCTCTGTGGTATAAATCATCATTTCAGAATTGTTCTGCTCATTCTCCCAGCGTTCCATTGTCACTTCACCTCGTTTTCTGCCATTGCAGGAGCTTTTGCTCCTGCAATGGCGGTTTGGACACTTATTTCATGACGATTATATCATGCCGCTTTCACAGGTTCAATATCGTTTTCGTGAATATTCTTATCAGCATCATCTTTTTCAGACACGGCTTCCTCTATAACGAGATTGGGCAGCGCGTCAAGATTCAGAACCACGGCATACTTTTCAATCAAATTTGCCAGCAAAGCGGCGAAACCGCTCCATTCATCTACCATAGGCAGTCTCCCTCTCTTTCTCCGTTCTGTGCGTATATGCCGCCAGCACTTCCTTCGGAATACGATCCAGCACGGCGACGGCATCCTCATAATCCCGATGCAGCTTGGCGTCAGCCAGCTTTTTCAAGGTGCTTTCCTGTGTAGCTTTGTCCAGCGACTGCTCCAACCGCTCCGTTTTCTTTTTCAGCTTTTTATTTTCGGCAGTTATGACCGTGAACGCCGTATTGTACTTTTTCAGTGTCGTGTGCATCTGCTCCACAGCAGGAATATACTTGTCCAAAAAAGCGCCGATTTCTGCTGCTTTTCCTTTGGCATTGAACGCATTGACGCCTGAAAGCAATTCTTCCAGCTTGGTCTTCTGCTTGGTCAGGCGAGTCATTTCCTTGAATACCCGCGGTGGGATATGGTCGCGTCCGGTTTCACTGGCACTCTCGCCGCGCTCCAGATCGGGGTATTTCTTCACCATATGCTCCCAAAACCTGTCCTGCCACTGCGTCAGCTTTTTCTTGTTGCCGACGATTTCCTTGGCGCTGAGCCGTTTGTCCTCCGTCAGCGGGACAAAGCAAAGGTGCATATGGGGCGTTTTCTCGTCCATATGCAC